GTGCTTACCGATACAAAATTAAAAAACCTCAAGCCGCAGGACAAACTGTACAAGGTCTCCGATCGTGACGGGCTGTATGTAGCTGTGCTTACGTCAGGCACGGTCTCGTTTCGCTATGACTACCGTATCAACGGTCGCCGCGAAACACTGGTAATCGGGCAGTATGGGCGTGACGGTATCAGCCTGGCAGAAGCGCGAGAAGAACTGATTGCTGCAAAGAAGCTGCTTAAAGCAGGCCAGTCACCGGCTGCGGCTAAACGTGACGGTATCAAAAAGATTCGTGGTGCCGAGACGTTTGCGGTACATACCGACAGTTATATGAAACACGTCATCCTGGCTGACAGTACCCGCGCAATGAAGCAGGCGGTGATCGACCGTGACATACTTCCGGTTCTTGGCAACAAAATGATGGCTGAAATTACCACATCGATGGTTCGTGATTTGTGTGACCGGATTGTCGAACGCGGTGGTCGGGCAACAGCAGTGCAGGCCAGGGAGATCATCAGTAGCGTATACCGTCACGCCAATGACCGTGGTCATGGTTTGTTTAATCCTGCGGCTGACATTAAACCTTCGTCTATCGCCATATTTAAACCACGAGAGCGAACACTGACACCAGAAGAAATTGGCCTGTTCTTCCGCACGCTGGATGCCATTGGTGCTATGGGCACTATGAAAATGGCTTTAAAACTGGTGCTTATCACTATGGTTCGTAAGGGCGAATTCACCAATGCAACGTGGGATGAAATAGATTTTAAAAAATGGACATGGACAATTCCTCCAGACCGCATGAAGGGAAGCCGGGCGCACGTTATTTACCTGCCTAAACAGGCACAGGATATATTGGTCGGGTTGCAGATGTGCGCTGGTGGAAGTGAATATCTGGTTCCTGGTCGTTACAATTTCCGGAAGCCATTATCTAATGCCGCGCTGAACTCTCTGATCGACAGAACGGTGAAAATAATAAATGAAGATGGTGAGCATATTCAGGACTTCACTGTACATGATATGCGCCGTACAGCCAGTACGTTGTTGCATGAGGCTGGTTATCCTTCAGACTGGATTGAAAAGGCTCTGGCACATGAGCAGAAAGGTGTGCGCGCCGTATATAACAAAGCGGAATACGCCAGACAGCGCGCCTACATGTTGCAGCAGTGGGCCGATATGATTGATTCATGGATTGACGGGGAGCATACGGATCTGATTCCGTTCTCCCCGTCGAAGTTTGAGAAGTGGATGGCGGGGGAATAACGTTTAATAGTTCTGCTGATTTTCTTCCATCTCTGCTTCTGCTGCCAGTGATTCAATTTTGTTTTCGAATATTGCTGACAGTGTTGCAAATTCAGCATCAGTGACAGCGGGAATTGGAACAAACCTGATCCCGCTGTGTGCAAGCATGTTTGCAGTTTCAAGGCATTTTCTTAAATCTGCTGGTGATGCCCTGTTCATGCAGCACGCTCCCGCCCCTGGATGTCTGTTGGTGACAGCGGAGCATTGCTGAATGCATTTGTTAATCCGCCAATATCCAACGCGTATCCAGGGTGTAGTTGCACTGCCGGGTCTTCGCACTGATTACCCCAAACATCAAAGCCATGAGACGTCTGGCGGGCGAACAGTTCAATGCGAGAAACATCGCCTAATAATTGCACAAGTTTTTCACGAACGATATCTGGCTTTCTTGAATGCTCAAGCCGCGGTGCGGTAAATGACTGAACGATCCCTGCATTAATGCGCGTAGGTAGTTTTCCCTTTACCGCAAACAGGCAATCTTCACTATTGGCGCGAGTCATGTGTCCCATACCCATAACCAGTTTATCTGGTTGTCGACTACCACATTTTATCCACGTGAAGCCCTTCATCGTCATCAGACGGAATCCCCAGGCTTCAACAACTTTTAGTGCTTCGAGTGGTTGTGTTGGCACCCACCACATGGCCAACAGACAGTTTTCAGCGGTCAAATCCCACACAGGAAGGCGGCAGATATCCAGCACACTCATAACTGGATATTTAAAACCGGCACCGCGATTACCATCTGCGGCTTTGTCCCGGTATACCCAGGGTGGATCTGCATAGATTAGTGTGTATTTCTTAGTCATAAACCACCCCACAACATCCTATGCCGCTATAGTCGCCACGGCGAAGGCCGTTACCTTTTGTGATACATTGGTCCCTGCGAACCGCGATCCTTGCACGTTCAACATCACCAGAAGCAACATCCATACACTGAAGCCAAAGGTGAGCGGCAATGCGGAACTGCCCTTTTTTCTCTCTTTCAATCGCGCGTTTTTCGATCTCTATCGCCGCAGGAGTAACGGCGACAATCTTTGACGGACTGCGCATTGAAACCTTATTCATGTGGTATTTTTCAAGTCGGCTTAACTTTCTCACTTAATCCAACCCTCTCTGAAAATTAATGCCAGCAGATAAAGCCATGCTGAAACAGAGGCCAGGAATAAGTACCATCCTGACCATTTGATCCAGTGCCTTAGCAGCGCACTCATGCAGCGTTGCTCACGGGACGATATACACGTTGCTGAACAGGAGGTTTTTTACCCTGGAACTCTGCCGGGCTTGCTGCCTGACGTTCATCAAGCCAACGCTCAACTTCGTCACGGTTCCATGCGCAGCGTTTATCGGTGATATACCAGCGTTTAGGAAATTCCCCTGCGCGCTCCATACGGTCGATAGTGCTCCATGACAGTGGCACCACCGCCAGGAGTTCCTTCTTACCTAATGCACCTTTCATAAATACCTCTCTTGGTTGCAGTGCGGCGCGCGTGGCGCCGCGGTGGTGGTTACATAGATGTTTCGTTTAATTCTTCCCGACGAACGCTGTAAACGTCGGTGGCTTTTGCCAGCAGTTCGTCATCATCTGAAAGTTTTTGTGCAATGTATTTGTAAGCCTTATCCAGTTCGGAGACAGTGCTGTAATTCATCGCTGCGCTGGTAAAGGCCATCAGCATTTCTTCTGGATCACGGCTATCCGCTTTACGCGTTTGCTCATCAGGCTTTTTCACTGTTTTAGCGTTGATCAGACTGTTCATGCTGGATGCTGTGCCGTGCTTTGCCTGACTTCTTGGAGTTACGTCACGTTCAATAATGTCAGGTGAGTCGATATATTTACCTTCCATTTCCTCAGCTGTGGCTTGTTGACCAATCTCCGGCCATGCTTTACGTAATGCCTGTGCCTCTGCGCATTTTGCCAACTGCGCATAAGGGCGCTTTTTCCACATGGCATTTGGTGCCGATGTGTCACGCCCCCCAGTTGCATAGTTCTCAATCCAGTATTCTTTGGCGCTAAACTCTACGATTTCCCCGCTTGCCATTCGCTTGCTGACGGTGTACTTACACCACTGAGGGAAGGTAACCTCCACGCCTGAAAGCGTTTGTGTTACATCTGGACCGAACTCAGGTTCATTAGCGCCTGCGTAATCGCCGGAACGGTAGGCCTGAATGCGATAAAGTCCAATGCCAGGCATGACCACGTCGCGCCATTCATTCTTTCCACTCTTCGAGTCTTTAACACTCATTGGTACCAGGTGTACCGGCTTAAGAAGAGGATCGAGTTGACGCGCCCGGCAGTAATCGACTGCCATCATTACCGATTCATCTTTTGCCCCAGGGTAAATACTGTTTTTCAGAGCGCTCCATGTAACTTCATCGATTCCCCGAATAGCCAACACATCATTGGTGATTGCAATTTCGTTGCTCATACGTACATATCCTGTTTGCGTGCCCACTCAGGGCGTTTAATAATTTCCACGCCGCCCCATTCATCGTTGATGCGGCATTCGTGATAGGTATTCAGATCCCGGCGGAACAGAGCGTGCCCGGCATCGACATCCGGCGCATCCAGCTCGAACACGCGTACCGGATATCGACCACAATCAATGCTTTCGCTCACGGCAAGAAAGAAAAAACCATGCGGCTGACCAGTAACCCTCATTGCGCCTTCGCGGTACATTGCGTCCTGCACGTGGTAGCGGAATTCCTCGATGTGGCGTGCAAAACGGTCCATATCTGCAACCTTTTTCACGTCGACGATCACGTTGTGCTCGTTCAGCCATTTGTCTGGACGAATGCGGCACAACTCACCAGTATCTTCATCGTTCCAGTACATTGATGCTTCGCAGTAACCAGGTGCTTCCAGCATCCAGCGTGCCGCCGGGTGAGCCATTGCGCTATCACGCATCAGCTCCAGTTTCCGCCACTGCTCGGCATCAAGTACCGTAATCCCCATATCCGCCACATCACGAAGAAATGCCTCTTCGTCAGCTTTACCTTGTTTCGTCCGACGATCGAATTTCGGTGAAACAATGAAGCGTTTGTCGAACTCTCCAGGCTCCAGAAGCAGACAGTGCAATGCGGTTCCCATATCCAGTGCAGACTTTTTCTCTTCGTCTTCTGGTGCTGCCTGAACCCATTTAAGAAGCGCCGGATTCTTGGCAACCATGTCCAGTTGCGACTTACTCACGCCGTCACCGGCGTGGTAGTCTTCGTTGCTGATGTCGAAATAAATTCCCGGTTTCATGCCGCGTCCCTCTGTCCATCAAGCTGATCCGCCAGATCCCAGCGGGCGATAATTGCCATTGCCTCTCGCCGATAGGCATCCATCAGTTCTTCGAACTCAGGGCTGTCTTTAGCAGCCTCCAGTACTTCCTGACGAACGCCTTTGCCTGTTACAACGTCGAAAGTTGAGGACAGTTGATGAAGTCGGATGCTCTCAATCAGTTCAACTTGTCGGTCATATAGCTGTTCTGACAGGCGGTAGTCCTTGTCGAATGCCAGCATGATTTTTTGAAGATTTTTCTGCTGATTAACGTTCATTATCAGCCCTCCCATATCTCGTTATCGTTGGCTACATCGCGAGCTTCTTTGCTGACGAAAGCCCACTTAATGCCTTCCTGTAAGGTGCGGAACTTCCAGCTCATGAATCCGCATGCAGTAACGCAGTACCAACCGTTGATGATTTTCCACTGCATAACTTGCTACCTCGGTCTGTTACCGTTGAGGTAATAATTATGCGTATTTGGTTTGATGTCAATAGATATGAGTTAAAAAAATTACCCATTAGGTAATAGTATAGGCAATAAAAAAGCCGCCAGAAGGCGGCTTACTTACTGAAAAGTATGATTTTATTGTTTGTTTTTTTCGTTCTGGTTGATGACAAATTCAATGTAACTTTCGATCTTTGCTTTCTCGGTTTCGGGTAACAATGCGTAGCGCGAGCGGTCATAGTTGATGGTCGCAGGGTCGTGCGGGTGAATCAGTAATTCATAGCCGTGACGCCCGAATGCGGATGCAACATTCTCCAGGGTGGAAATGGAAACGCTGACCTCATTGTTTAACAGGCGACTGATTGTCACCTGGGCGACGCCGGATGCGCGGTGAAGTTTTCCCTGCGTTGAAAGGTCGCGGCTTTCGCTCATCCAGCGTTCCAGGTTGTGAGCCGCCAGCTGACCAATGTCGCTTGGGCCGACAGGCTGAAAACCTTCCTGAGAAAGCGAGCGATCGATATCAAGCCAGTTACGGGGTTTATTGGCGGCAGCTTCAATTTTTCGTGCAACCTGGTCGCCGATAACCTTCTTGCCAAGAGCCCAGCGGTTTACCAGATTTGCCTGAGTTCCAAGTTTTTCTGCCATCCGCGTCTGAACACCATTGAATTCACGGTCGATCAAGTCGTTGAGATTTTGCCTGCGGACGTCCTGGATACTTTTCATTTTCTGGAAAATCGCCTCATATATGAATCAGTAGATGATTCAATTTAAAGCAATATTACCCAACAGGTAAATGCACCTCATAGGTAACTATCCTTGATTTTTGTTACCTTATGGGTGAATATTTATTATCTGAAATAAATATCAGGCAATAGCTATGAGCGATAACGGACATTTCGATTTCAAAAAGCACTGGCTTGCACTTACTCCGGATGAGCGTGAAGCCTTCGCACAGGAAGCCGGAACGACGAGTCACTATATCCAGACTCACTTAACAGGTAAGCGCAAAATGCCAGGTAAGGTATTGATGAATGGGCTTTTTAAAGCCTGTAAAACAAGACAATGGCTGCGCTCAAAAGCAGAATTGGCATACTTCTTCTACTCATGATATCCAGCCACAACCCTCTGTAGACCGCCATCCGGCGGTCTTTTCATATCTATTCGTACCTCAAAGGTAATAAAAAACCAAATCTGGTTGATCTTTTTTTTGTGTCAGCACAAAATGACCGTAATCCCAATACTAATAACAGGGCTTACCATGGAAATCATTACACGTATTGATGCCGCAAAGCGCGGACTTAAACGCTACTACACCGGAAAAACATGTAAGCACGGACATGACAGTGAACGCTGGGTTTACAACGGACACTGTGTTGAGTGCACCATGGAATCAAACCGTCGTATCAGGGCAGAGATTAAGCAGATCATGATTAATTCCTCCCCACAACATTCAAGCTGATAGCGGAGATTAATCATGAGCAGACATGCAACAGATTGGGCCTGGGAGACAGATCCAGGTAGCTCGTCATTAAAGCTCATACTGCTCTCGATGGCTGACAGAGCCGATGAATATAACCTCTGCTACCCCAGCATAGAACGCCTCGTTAAAGACACTTGCCTGAATAAAAAAACCGTGCAGGCCGGACTTATATCGCTCATGAAAATGGGGCTTATTTCAGATACCGGGGAGAGAAAGGGAGCGACAAAAAGAGTGCGGGTTTTCTCTCTTAATATAACCAAAAACGGGAACATTAAAGGCAACCGAGAGGGGGGCAATGAACCCGAAAACGGTAATGTTACCGAAAACGGGAATATACCCAAAAACGGGATGTTGAATGATCCCAAAAACGGGATGTTGAATGATCCCAAAAACGGGATGTTGAATGATCCCAAAAACGGGATCCAGAACCAGTCATATAACCAGTCATTTAACCAAGAGAGGGAGAGCAGGACAAAAAACGGGGATTCTGTGCATCATGACCCCGGCGCAAACAACGCCGTGATGAATAACTTTGTTCCTCCTGGTGGGCCAGGGCAATTAGGCAAATTTGTCATGCATGAACAATGGCAGCCATCAGATGACTTTCTTCGGAAAAGCTCATTGCAGGGGATCTACCTGGACAGTCTGCCAACGGCACAGGAACTTGCAGAGTTCAGAATTTACTGGATGGCTGAGGGTAAGGCATACCATCAGGCACAGTGGGAGCAGAAGCTGGCAAGGCGGCTGCAGATTAGCAGACAGAAGCAATCAACATTACCTGATAACAACGTTCCGCACTGGAACAGCCCTGAAGCATGGGAGGATTTCTTGTGAACAACGTTTTTACCGCGATACAAAACCGTGACGGAGAAGCCCTTTCTCGCATGTCAGGTTATGAGCATCAGTACACCAACAATGACAACGTGGTGAACATGTCAGCAGAGAGGCTTGTTGATGCCCTTTTCAAACAGCTGAAACAACTGTTTCCGGCGGCAGTGGTAACCAACCTGAAGACGCCAGAGCAGGAAGTTGCTGCAAAACAGCAGTGGATTGCTGCGTTTGCCGAAGGTGGGATCCGAACCCGTGAACAGGTTTCTGCTGGTATGCGCCACGCCCGCGCCAGTGAGTCTCCGTTCTGGCCGTCGCCAGGGCAATTCATCAAGTGGTGTAAAGACAGCAAGATGGTTCTTGGCGTCACCATTGACGATGTGATGGCGGAGTTTCACCGGTACAGCAAGGAAAAAAGTTTATATCCTGGTGGTCCCGAAAGATTCCCGTGGCGACATCCGGTTATGTACTGGGTCGTATGTGATACCCGCCGTGCAATGTATCAGCGCCAGCTTAGCGAGATTGAGGTTGAGAAACACGCGCGCAGGCTGCTCGATGATTGGGCGAAAAAGGTGGCTTCCGGACAGCAGATACCCGATCCGGTGATCAGCATACAGGCAAAGCCAGAACCCATGAGTACGCCTCCGGACACAGGGAGAGACGTTTACCATCCACCAGGGCGAAGTTTCGGGTGCATGCCTAACGCCGCCACCCTTGGGGGAATAACACCGGCGCAGTGGCTGATGGAGGAATACAGGCGGGGAAAGGCGTCAGGATTTATCAAGTAATACCAGCGCGATAGCGCATTTTTTTTACGTCTCGATAATTACCTTAGGGGTAATAAAATATTCTAAAATCTATTGATTTCGTGTCTTATGTGGTTTTTAATTACCTAAGGGGTAAATCATGAGAAAACAGATGCAGGCTCTTGGTCGACTCAAAACAGGCCAGATGAACAAAACAGAATCTGCGTATTGCCAGCACCTTGAGCTGCGTAAACGTGCAGGAGAAATCGTCTGGTATCGATTTGAGGGTATCAAGCTGCGGTTAGCTGACAACACGTTCTATACGCCAGATTTTGCTGTGATGCTCGCCACCGGCGAGGTGGAACTGCACGAAGTGAAAGGGGGATTCTGGACCGATGACGCCAGAGTGAAAACCAAAGTCGCCGCAGATCAGTATCCGTTCCGAATCATCGGGGTAACGGTTAAGCCAAAGAAAGCAGGTGGTGGCTGGAACATCGAAGAGTTCTGAATCGACGATCTTTTTAGTTATCAATGTAATCAATAAGTTATGTGGATAAGCGAGGGTAAAGATGGAAAGTAATATCAAAGGGTTAGTTTCCGCCGGGCATGAGATGGCTTCGGAACTGAAAGCAGAATGTGGTGCCGTTGATATGCGCAGTGTGGCAAAGCTGATCAGCGATTTGGCAACGCAACTGGAAGTGCAACTGGTGCGTGCTAATGCGCTGGCGGCGGAGAATGCGGGGCTGAAGGCGGGACATTCATATTTCTCATATGGCTCTGAGCATAATTTCGAATGGCACAAAACTGCTGAGGAAGCTATCGAATCGGCTGAGGCTGCAATCGACGACTATCGCGGTGATGCTTGCGATGGATGGAGCGAAGAGGTCGATAGTATTTGCTGGGGAATCATCATGCAATCGTCAACGAAGGTTGGCGAACGACCACGCAACGAGGATGACTGTTGTGATCCTGCGATCGATACGATTTGCGATTATGCGCTTCTGCCTAATATCGAAACCCCAGCCACCGACGCTTTCATGGCTGAAATTCGTGCGGAAGCACGCAACGAGGGAGTTAACTATACCGCCAGCCGTCTTGCTGCTGCGTTCAATCACGGATTTATCAATAAGTCTTTGCGTGAAGTTTTCGACGTTACACGCATGATTTTGTCAGCGAAAGAAGAGTTGGCTAATGAAGCGCATCCGATTGATGGCCTGTCTGGTGAATATGCGGAGAAATCCCTTGAAGAATGGGCGGAACAGATTCGCAAAGGAGCTGACAAGTGAAGAAGATGATTTTTATCGCGGCATTGTTGGTGAATATCCAACAAGTGCATGCTTCAGCAGCTATTGTAGCCTCTACCGCCGCGACTACGGCTGCTGTAGCTGCTGCGAACTCTGCGAATATCGCAAACCAACAGGCACAGCGTGCTGCTAATGCATCAGCCAGCGTTCACTCAATCACCATTAAGAGCAGTAAGCAAAATCTGGGATTCATAACGTGCGGCACGCGTTCTAATGAAGCTGTAGGTTCACTTGGATGTACGGTATATGGGGGTAGTGAGAATAGAGAAATTCCATGGAAAACGTGGCCCGGATACGTTCTTGGCTCGAAGCTCCCGGCCAGTTATGAAGTAAACGCCGTATCGTTTGATCACTATAACGGCGTGGCAACGGTCTATTTTGCATATTGAGGCTCCGCATGAAATTCTCCAAATTTTCTGAGTTGGTGAATCGTATTTTGTTGAATCGTATTTTGTCCAACAACCACAGCCATCGTCGCGATATGGATGTAACGATCGTTGTTCATTCGCCTGGCAGCATTGGTTCAACACCCTCAGTTGAGGTTCAGTCAATTCACGCTGGTTTTGATTGGGATTCCGGGAAAGTGCTGATTTTCCCAGCACAGCCACTGACCACGCTAACACCAGAACAGATTACTGATATTACTGATAGTGTGCGCAAAGGTCAGTCCTGGCACGCATATCAGGAATACAAGAAGCATAAAGAGCAGTTGGAAAAATTATCGATTGAACTTGATACCGCAAAACAGCGCATTGCAGAGCTGGAGGGTAATTTCACGGCGCTGGCAGCGGAGAATGCGGGGCTTAAGGCCTTCAAAACCGCCGTTTATCAGCAGATGGGCGTCGGATGTGATGCTCCTGAATTCTCCATTACGACAGGTTTGAGTAACTTACGTCGTTTTGCTGACACACTCCACGCCATTGAACGTGAGTTCTTTACCAAAGAGCTACCTGATGAAGAGCACGAAGGCGAAACATTCAATGAATGTCCACTTAGCTGGGGAATGAGCGTCGAACAGTACGTTTCCGAGTTTCGCAAATGCCTGGCTGAAGTGCGGGCGCAGGGATTGGAGATGTTTGCACAGAAATGTAACTCAAAATCCGAACAGTCGCTTGCATCTGATATACGCGATAACTGGAAACTACTCGGTGAGCATGCGACTGATTTTGCCGCAGAGCTTCGCAAAGGAGGCAACCAGTGAGCGAAATTAATTACCAGGCACTGCGTGAGATAGCAAAACAGGCAACACAAGGCGAATGGGTCGCATTTATTTCGCCGGGCAAATACGGCACGTACGCCGTGCACACACCAGGTGATAATCATCACGGAGATATTGTCGACTGGCCAGGATTCGACGAACAGAAAAACGCAGAGAACAACGCTCGTTATATCGCAGCTTTCAACCCTGAAGTAGTGCAGGCGCTTCTGGAAGAACGGGAAAGAAACCAGCAATACATCAAATCCCGCGACCAGGAGAACGAGGATATTGCGCTTACGGTTGGGAAGCTGCGCGTTGAGCTTGAGGAGACAAAATCAAAACTCAACGAGCAGCGCGAGTATTACGAGGGAGTTATCTCTGATGGGTGCAAGCGTATTGCTGAACTGGAAGCGCGGGAAGTTCAATTACCGACTCGCTACGACCTTCGATATGGACACCCCATAAATGCAGATGAGCGACAAGTCATGATACCTAAAGAAAATGGCAGTTGGCTTTACCTGATTGACCTAGAACACGCATTACGCGTCGCTGACATTCGCATCAAAGGAGAGTGATATGGCGTTAACACACCACGAACTCTGTCAGATTGCGTACAAGTTCCTTAAGCGCAACGGGTTCAAGGTTTGCTTTCATGACCGCTTTGTTGCTGTAACCAGTACCGGAGAACAGCCAGATGCTATGGGATTCAGAAATTCAGCATCATGCCTGATAGAGGCGAAGTGTTCTCGTGCTGACTTGTTGGCAGATAGAAAAAAGCGTTTCCGTAAAAATCCCTCACTTGGCATGGGCGACTGGCGATTCTTTATTAGTGAGCCGGAAATTATTTCAGTTGAGGATTTACCTCCCGGCTGGGGATTACTTCACGTTGTTAACGGAAGAGTACGGAAAGTACATGGATGGCCCAGGGGTAATTGCTGTTGGGGTAATCCTGACGATAAGCCATTTACCGGGAATAAGCAGGTTGAATGCGATTACATGTTATCTGCATTAAGGCGCATGGAGTTGAGAGGGCACCTTAATGAAATATATGACGGTGTGATTGTTAATAAGAAAGAAGGAAACGCGGCATGATCACTATTACCAAAGGGCGACTGCTGACAATCAAGCAGTGGCGCGAAACATACGGACCGGGTAGCAACGTTGTACTGCCAGCAGAAGAAGCGGAAGAACTGGCACGGATTGCACTGGCATCGCTGGAAGCAGATCCCGTTAAACGAGTTAACTCAGATCAGATGCACCGAGTCTGCTTAGAAGCTAATCGCTATTTAGATAAATATGACGCGATGGCGAAAGAGGTAAATAAGTTGCTTGGACGCATCGCCCCGCCAGCGCCGGTATTGCCTCATGAGTGGAGGCTGTCAAATGCACAGGCGTTTATCGAGCGATACTCTCCGCCTTCAGTGGAAGAAGCCGCACTATTTGCCTGGAACGCCTGCCGCGCCGCCATGCTTCAGTCCGGAAACTTTCGGGAAAACAAGAATTCGTCAACCAATAATTTTCGGGAAATCGCGGAAACGTCAACCAACTATCCGGCAATTCCTAGTGAGGTGTTGTCCGCAATCCTGAAGGTTGCCAGGATTCGTGCCGATTTCGATGATTTTGACGGTGACAGGCGAGGTATCGGTGATTGTCTGGATGAGGCTGAGCAAGAGCTTATCGTTACCATTAACAAATATGCCAGTCAGTTGGCAGCAGAACCTATAGCGCCTAATGACGTTCGAGAGCAGACAGCCATTCCACAAGTTCCGGTAACTCCGGATGGTTGGATAAGCTGTAGTGAGCGAATGCCCGCTCAAGATGATTGGATTTTAATTTATTCAAAGCACGGCGAGTATATGGCAGGACAGGTACAAGGGGAATACGTGGAGTTGAGCGACGGCACTTTATCGTGGTTAGGGAACGCCTTGTACTGGATGCCGCTGCCAGAACCGCCGCAGGAGGTGAAGTGATGGACTATTCACAGTTAAGTGATTTTGAAATTAACGCGGCGGTATTCGAAGCCATTCATAACGGATCACCGGATTACAAAGAAGGTGAGAATGGCGCGATGGTGTTTATCTCATTTGAGGGAGACATTGTAAACGGAGACGCAGTTGAAGTAGAAGTTGAGCGCGGATCCTTTAACCCATGCGCAAACCCAGCAGATGCATGGCCGATTATTGCTGATAACGGAGTTAACATTCTCTGGGACTGGAACGAAAGCGGTTTGCACGGTGCTTCTGCCAACCCTATTTGGGAGCATGAGCATGAAAATGTTCTCCGCGCCGCCATGATTGTATTTCTCATGATGCAGGAAAATCAGAATGGCTAAATCAGCAGCAGAGCGCAAAGCCGCTCAGGGAGCCAGACAAGCTGCATCTGGTGTGCGTAAGCTGGAGATTGTGCTTGATGCTCAGGAAATTGAAATGCTGGAGCGTAACTGTGCCACACGTCGCCCCGGGCGTGCGCCTTACGAATTTGGTGAGTATATAGCGTTACTGATCCGCCAGGATGATGCGCGCGTGCACGGGCGTATAAAATCGATCAGCAGAAAACGTTGCGGTAAGTGCGGCGAGAGAGTTCCTGTGAATTCATGCCCGTGTAATGGTGACTCGCAATGCTGGGTGACTAAAGGCTGGCATGAAACGAAATTAATATTGTGACATGTCACGAGTGGGTTATGCATGATGAATTTGATGGGTTTTGAATACTGCCGCCAACTATGGCGGCTTTATTTTGCATGGTACTATTACCACAACGGTAACTATTACCACGGTGGTTATGATGCCTGCTGAACCTAAAACCTATAAACGCAAATCAACGCAATTTAAGCCACTAACAGCAATGCAGGAGGCTTATTGCCAGTCATACATCAAAACGCCTGAAAACCAGACTCAGGCAGCGATTAACGCAGGATTCTCCCCAAATACAGCGGCAGTTAAAGCCAGTCTCATGATGCGCGATGAACGCATTCAAAAACGGATTGCCGAGCTGATGGAAGAGCGCAACAAACGAATGCGCGTCAGTGCTGATTACGTTCTCATGCGCCTGGTGGAGATCGACCAGATGGACGTGATCGACATCCTCAACGACGATGGGAGCCTTAAGCCAATCCGCGAGTGGCCGAAAATCTGGCGCACTACGCTTAGTGGCTTTGATCTGTCATCGACCATCATGAACATGAACGAGGATTCGATAGAGACAATCCTCAAAAAAATTAAATGGCCTGACAAGGTGAAGAACCTCGAACTGATTGGTAAGCACGTCGACGTCAACGCATTCAAAGAACGCCTGGATGTTAATGTGAATGTGACAATTGCTGATCGCATAGCGGCAGCCAGGAAGAGACTGAAAGAACGTCAGGATGGCAATCAGTGACAGATACAGCGTTATCTCCTGAAGAGCAGTTAATCGAGGATATTGCAGGGTTCACTCACGATCCGCTTGGCTATGCCCTCTATGCGTTCCCATGGGGGGAAGAGGGGACTGAACTGGCACATGCCACCGGCCCACGTCAGTGGCAGGCTGATGCGTTCCGAGAGATACGTGATCACCTGCAGAATCCAGAGACGCGCTATCAGCCGCTTATGCTGGCACGCGCTTCTGGTCACGGTATTGGTAAATCCGCATTCATCTCAATGCTGATCAACTGGGGCATGTCCACTTGCGAGGATTGTAAGGTCGTGGTGACCGCCAACACCGACAACCAGCTACGAACGAAGACCTGGCCGGAAATTATCAAGTGGTCGAACCTTGCTATCACGAAAGACTGGTTTACCTGTACCGCTACCGCGATGTACAGCAATGACCTAGGGCACGACAAGCGGTGGCGGGCTGACGCAATACCCTGGTCTGAGCACAACACCGAGGCATTCGCCGGACTACACAACGAGCGCAAACGCATCATCGTGGTGTTTGATGAAGCGTCGAACATTGCGGATCTGGTGTGGGAAGTTGCCGAGGGTGCGCTTACGGACGAAGACACTGAGATTATTTGGGTGGCGTTCGGAAACCCTACACGTAACACCGGGCGTTTTCGCGAATGTTTCCGCAAATATAAACACCGCTGGAAAACTGCGCAGATTGACAGCCGGACGGTGGAAGGCACTAACAAACAGCAGTTGCAGAAATGGGTTGATGACTACGGGGAAGACAGCGACTTCGTTAAAATCCGTGTGCGTGGCATATTCCCTGATGCATCTGAATTGCAGTTTATCCCTACCGGTCTTACTGACGAGGCAATGAAACGGGTGGTAACCGCTGCGCAGGTTGCACATGCTCCGGTGATAATCGGCGTTGACCCGGCATACTCCGGCGTTGATGACGCTGTGATATACCTGCGGCAGGGGCTACACAGTAAGGTGCTGTGGACTGGCAACAAGACTACCGACGATCTGATTATGGCGAAGCGTATCGCTGACTTTGAAGACCAGTATCAGGCTGACGCGGTGTTCATCGACTTCGGTTACGGAACCGGTTTGAAGTCAATCGGTGACGGCTGGGGTCGTACATGGCAACTTGTTCCGTTCGGTGGCGCGTCTACTGACCCGCAGATGCTCAACAAGCGTGGGGAGATGTTCAATTCATGCAAGACATGGCTGAGGCTGGGCGGCATGCTGGATGACCAGGAAACAGCAGACGACCTGTCGGCGGCAGAGTACAAAGTTCGAGTGGACGGTAAAATCGTTATCGAACCGAAGGAAGATATCAAGGAGCGGCTTGGGCGTTCACCGGGTAAAGGCGATGCGCTACTGCTGACGTTTGCGTTCCCTGTGTCTAAGCGTCTGCGAATTCCCGGTCAGCAGAACCAGCAAGGCAAGGCCATCACAGATTACGATCCCTATGCTTAATCCGCTGGTGGGGATAATGTCGTTGATATCCTCTGGTGAGGATAAAACAAAGCCAGCTCATAGGCTGGCTGTTTGTGACATGTCACGGCGTTAGAAGGTTATTTTATCGAATGCGGCGTTGATTGCCTTGGCGTCCTGCTCAGCACCAACCACATCAAGTAAAGATCTTTTACTAAGCACTTCAGCCAGGCATTGTAACTTCATGTTGTATAAGTTTTCGCGCATGTAATCATCATCACTTTTTTCTTTGGCGTATACAGCGCGAGAAATATCAAACACATTGCCTTTTTCCATTTCAGTTTTCTGCGCTGAAATCCAGTCATGGCAAGTAACTCCTATTCCATGGTCATCGCTAAGCGTTAACCCGGCAAGTCGCTCACCTGGAATTGCTTCACAAAGCATTTCATTTCCTGCAAAAACACCATAAAAAATTGAGTCATCACCCTGAACAATGCGTACATATTTGCACGGCCATTCATTTAGATATTTAGCTAGCATGTCGGCTGTTTTCATGATCTCACCTAAAAAAAATGCCCGGCGAATCGGGCGAACTGGAAGCAATGAGTTATGCCTTCCGTGGCTGTACTGGTTTACAGCATGAAGCCATCGCAATGGCGTCATGCTGTAAAAAGGGCGGTGATAGTCCTTCAAGGGAAACCATCACCGCCAAGCCCCTGGAACTTCTGGCATCACGGTCCTTAGGCGTGATTCTGGCGTGGCATGCAGGATTCGAACCTGCGACCAACCGCTTAGAAAGCGGTTGCTCTGTCCAGCTGAGCTAATGCCACAACGCTGAGAGCACTTAGCCTGTTAAGGCGCCACACTTTGTCGCGGCTCCATAAATGCTCTCATCGTTGTACCCTCGTCTCTTCCGAGGCGTCACACCGAATCGCCGGGATGGTGAATCCCCGTGCGCGGAATAAAACCGCTCGACTTGCACATTCCGGCTACCTGGTTCGTTTGCCACAGCCAGGGAGGGTGCCCCTTAAACGTATCCAGACCGCTATCGGCGCATGTGCCATACGCCGTACTGCTCAAAATAAAAGCTCACTCCACCTGTTCAATTTAACGACAAGCCAGTCAGGTTAGTAACCGGAATGAACTCTTTGGTTACCTGAAAGGTAATAATTTGTGCGTTAAATGTCAACTATCTACGATAAATAAATCATATGTGGTTAAATTGGTAGTAATTTAATTGCGTACGGAGTCATTGATATGTGCATGGGTAGCTCACCATCAGTGCCTGCAACACCAGAAGTTCAGGCAGCACCACAGGAGCAGGATGCCGCCGTTGTTGATGCCCGCGACGAAGAAACTCGTCGCCGTCGCGCTGCTGCTGGTCGTAGTTCTACGCTGCTTACCGGTTCTCAGGGCGACACATCAACCGCTAATACCAGCGGTAAAACGCTGCTTGGTCAGTAACCGGAGTCATTGAAATGGCGGAAACAACTAAAGAGCGATTGAACAAACAGTTCGCACAACTTGAAAGCGAGCGTCAGTCGTTCGAGCCGCACTGGCGCGAGTTGAGTGATTACATCAACCCGCGTGGTTCCCGCTTTCTGACTTCTGAGGTCAACCGTAACGATCGACGCAATACACGCATTATTGATTCGACCGGGACTATGGCGGCGCGCACTCTCGCCAGCGGCATGATGTCAGGCATCACAAGCCCCGCGCGTCCGTGGTTTCGCCTGGCTACGCCAGATCCTGAAATGATGGATTATGGCCCTGTTAAGTTGTGGCTTGAGGCGGTGCAGAACCGCATGAACGATATGTTCAATAAGTCGAATCTCTATCAGTCGCTGCCGCAGTTATACGGAAGCCTCGGCACATACAGCACTGGTGCAATGGCAGTGCTGGAGGATGACGAGGACATCATTCGCACAATGCCATTCCCGATAGGCAGTTACTACCTGGCTAACTCACCTCGTGGCAGTGTGGACACCTGTTTTCGCAAGTTCTCTATGACTGTTCGTCAGCTTGTTCAGGAATTCGGGCTAAATAACGTCAGCGAATCCGTAAAAAGCATGTGGGAAAGCGGCACCTACGAGAAGTGGATTGAAGTGATGCATTCGGTTTACCCGAACATTGACCGCGATACATCGAAGCTGGATAGCAAGAACAAGCCATTCAAATCGGTTTATTACGAGGTTGGTGGCGATAACGACAAGTTGTTGCGTGAGTCCGGATTCGATGAGTTTCCAATTATGGCTCCGCGCTGGGAAGTTAACGGCGAAGATGTTTATGGATCATCATGCCCGGGTATGCTGGCGCTTGGACCTGTTAAGGCATTGCAGCTTCTCCAGAAGCGCAAGTCGCAGTTGATTGATAAAGCTACCAATCCGCCGATGGTTGCTCCGACTTCCCTCAAGAATCAGCGTGCCTCCCTTCTTCCTGGCGACATCACGTATATCGATCAGATTACTGGTCAGGATGGTTTCAGGCCTGCTTATCTGGTTAACCCCAGTACAGCAGATTTGGTGGCAGACATTCAGGACACTCGTCAAATCATTAACAGCGCCTACTTTGTCGATCTGTTCATGATGTTGCAGAACATCAATACCCGCTCGATGCCTGTGGAAGCGGTGATCGAAATGAAAGAAGAAAAACTTCTGATGTTGGGGCCGGTTCTGGAGCGCCTGAACGACGAATGTCTTAATCCTCTCATTGATCGCTCTTTCTCGATGATGGTGCGTAAAAACATGCTGCCGCCACCGCCTGACGCGATGGAAGGCATGCCCCTGAAGGTCGAATACATTTCCGTCATGGCTCAGGCGCAGAAGTCTATCGGCCTGTCCAGTCTGGCGTCCACGGTTAACTTCATTGGTCAACTTGCGCAAGCGAAACCAGAAGCTCTCGACAAACTCAACGTTGATCAGGCGATCGATGCATTCGCTGATATGTCCGGAGTGTCTCCAACCGTCATTGTTCCGCAGGAACAGGTTGAGCAGGCTCGCCAGCAACGGGCACAGCAACAACAGCAGCAACAAATGATGGCGATGGGGATGGCGGCGGCACAGGGTGCCAAGACGCTAAGTGAAGCTAAAACTTCGGATCCGAGTGTTTTGTCAGCTATGGCGAATGCAGTTAGTGGTCAGGGTGGGCAATCACAATGACAGATTACGAAGACGATCAACTGAAAGAAGAAAACGCCCGTAAGCAACGTGACATGGCGCAGCGTGAAATTGATGACATTCGCTTTGTCATGAGCAGTGAACAGGGGCGTCGCGTTGTCTGGTCGGTGCTGGAGAAAGGCCGTGTGTTTTCCGCTATCTCACCGATGGACGCTATGGCAATGGCATTTAATGAGGGGCAACGCAATCTGGCGCTGGAACTGTTTCAGCGCGTTATGGCGCATTGCCCTGAACAGTATTTGAAGATGGCCAAAGAGGCCAGTGAACAGGAGTGATCATGAATTTATTTGAGCGTTTGCTGTATCGCCGTCTTTGCAATGAGCAACCAGTCGATGGTGGAGCAGCTCCGGCTGCGTCAGAACCGTCAGCGCCTACAGGTGATAACCCTGCTCCAGTTGGTGATCCATCACAACAGGAAGGTGATAAGCCACAACCTGTTGCTGATGTCGATAAACCTGATGATGAAAAAAAATCTGAAAACGATAAGCAGGGTGAAAAAAAAGACGGCGATAAACCAGAGGGTGCGCCGGAGAAGTACGAATTTCAGGCTGCCGAAGGCGTAGAGCTGGATACAGAAGCGTTGAAGGAATTCGAGCCGGTGGCGCGAGAACTTAACCTGACCAACGAGCAAGCGCAAAGGCTGGTTGATGCTTATCCGAAGATTCTGGCAGGTGTTCAGCAGCGCCAGGCAGAAGCCTGGCAGAAAACAACCGAGCAGTGGGCTGCGGATGTAAAAGCCGACAAAGAAATCGGTGGCGACAAGTTGATTTCTAACCTTAGCGCCGCACAGCGTGCGCTTGACCAGTTCGGGACACCTGAACTCAAAGAATATCTGAACACCACCGGGCTGGGTAATCACCCTGATCTGGTCAAAACGTTCGTGAAAATCGGAAAGGCGATGTCTGAAGATGGCATGGTCACCGGTGGTAATGAAGGCCAGCGTAGTGCGGCCGAAGTGCTCTATGGCAAATAAGAGAGGAAATGACAATGGCTGTTAAAGGCTTAACTGCGCTGACGCTGGCTGACTGGGGTAAGCGCGTCGATCAAAACGGGAAAGTCGATAAGATTATCGAGCTTCTCGGTCAAACTAACCCGATCCTTCAGGATATGCCTTTTGTCGAAGGTAACCTTCCTACCGGACACCGAACCACCATTCGTTCTGGTTTACCTTCAGCTACCTGGCGTTTGCTGAACTATGGCGTACAGCCAAGCAAATCAACCACAGTGCAGGTAACCGATTCCGTGGGCATGCTGGAAACCTATGCTGAAGTCGATAAGTCACTGGCTGATCTGAACGGCAATACCGCCGAATTCCGCCTGTCTGAAGACCGCGCATTTATTGAAGCGATGAATCAGCAGATGGCGCAGACGCTGTTTTATGGTGATTCCAGCGTTAACCCTCAGCAGTTTATGGGACTGTCCTCCCGCTATTCCAGCCTGTCTGCGGGTAATGCTCAGAACATCATTGATGCTGGTGGCACGGGTACAGATAACACCTCAATCTGGTTAGTGGTGTGGGGCGAAAACACCGTGCATGGCATCTTCCCGAAAGGGCAGAAGGCTGGTATCCAGATGGAAGATAAAGGCCAGGTGACACTGGAAGATGCTAATGGCGGCAAGTACGAAGGCTATCGCACCCATTACAAATGGGATAACGGACTTGCTCTGCGTGACTGGCGTTATGTTGTTCGCATTGCAAACATCGATGTCAGCAATCTTTCAGAACCATCCTCTGCCGCAAATATTGCGAAGTTGATGGTTAAAGCACTACATCGCATTCCAAACCGTGGCATGGGCCGCCCGGTGTTCTACATGAACCGCACTGTAGGCCAGGCTCTTGATCTGCAGTCTCTGGAGAAAACATCTCTGGCTATCAGCGTAAAAGAGACAGAAGGCGAGTGGTGGACTTCATTCCGTGGTGTACCAATCCGTGAAACTGATGCGCTTCTGGAAACAGAAGCCCGCGTGGTGTAACGCCTGTTATTAACCTGTGGGTCGTAACAGACCCACCAATGGAGAAAGAAGATGATCACCGACAAACTGTTGATGTTCTCCGAAGCTCAGGCGGTTACGAATACCGCGGCTTCTACTGACGTAATCGATCTCGGTCCAATTGACGGAAAACGTCGTGATATCGGCGTGGGTTACCCGCTTGAGTTTTGGGCGCTGGTTAACGCAGCCGCCGCGGCAAGCGGTGATGCAACTGTAAACATCCAGTTGCAGACGAGTGAGAATAACAGCTCATGGACCACTATTTATGATAGTGGCGCACTGGCAAAGACCGCCCTGACAGCAGGTAAACGAGTTGTTTCTGCAAAGGTGCCTGCCGGTGTTCAGCGATATCTGCGTGTTAACTACTCCGTCGCAACTGGCCCACTAACGGCTGGCAAATTCACTGCGGGTATCAGTCTGGATGTTGATGCCAATACGCCGTACCCGATCCGCTCAAAAGTAACTGGTTAAGGTGATATCGATGTCAGGTGAGAAACCAAGATACCGCGTTCTGCGCCTCTCTCATATCCATAACACTCTGTGGCCGGAGGGGGCAGAAATCGAATACGAAGGTGAGCCTGGTAGCGCACTGGAACCTGTTAACGATGCAGCCAGACAGGCAAAAGCAAAAGTTGCAGGAAAGGTGTCAATGGCAGCAACCAGCACCAAAATCATCAACGATGTGTCAGATGATGGTGAACTGGATAAGCTCCGTGAAGAGTACGAATTGCTCTTTAACGAGAAGCCACACCATAACGCCAAAGCCGAAACGCTACGCGAGAAGATCGCAGATAAGCGTAAAGAACTGGGCGTGTAAGCCTCGCGAATCAGACAAGGGGCTTCGGCCCCTTTATTGCAGGAGTATAGAAACTTATGGCCTCTGTAGTAGAGATCTGCAATCGTGCGCTGTCCAATATTGGCAACAGCCGCAGCATTAACAGCCTGACGGAAGCCAGCAAGGAAGCGGGGGAATGTTCGCTGCACTTTGAGGCCTGCCGTGATGCTGTGCTTTCTGATTTTGACTGGAACTTTGCTACCAAACGCGTGGCGCTTGCAGATACGAGCAATCCACCGCCTGACTGGGAATATGCGTACCAGTACCCGTCAGATTGTCTGCGCATTACTGAAATTATGCTTCCTGGTGTACGCAATCCAACAGCAGCAATGCGCGTTCAGTACGAAGTTGGTGCAGACACCAACGGAACAGGAAAATTGATCTACACAGACCAGCCGCAGGCATGGCTCAAGTATGTCTCTCGCGTTTCAGATGTAAACATGTTTGATGCCATTTTTATGGAGGCGCTGGCCTGGCGTCTTGCGGCAGCCATTAACATGGCGCTGACTGGGAATGCGGATCTCGGTACATTTGCTCTCAATATGTACAATCGCGTGATTCTTAGTGCTGGCTCGCATAGCCAGAATGAATCACAGGAACCACAGCCACCGGTTGACGAGTTTACCATTGCGAGGTTGTCCTGATGGCTATCAGTTGGATCCAGCCCAGCTTTGCCGGTGGTGAGATTGGACCGTCGTTGTACGGGCGTATTGACATGGCGAAGTACCAGGTGGCATTGCGCAAGTGCGATAACTTTATCGTGCGGCAGTATGGCGGCGTTGAGAATCGACCAGGTACGCGTTTTGTCGGTGCCGCCAAATACCCAAATCGGAAATGCCGCCTGATCCCGTTCCAGTTCTCGACGGTTCAGACCTATGCTCTGGAGTTCGGACACCAGTACATGCGCGTTATCAAAGATGGTGCGTTGGTGCTGAACAGCAGCAATGTTATTTATGAAATTGCCACGCCATATACTGAAGCCGATCTGTTCCGAATTAAATTCACGCAAAGCGCCGACGTGCTTACGCTTGTTCATCCGGCATACCCGCCGAAAGAGTTGCGTCGCTATGCGCATGACAACTGGCAACTGGTTGATGTGGTAACGAAGAACGGACCATTTGAAGATATCAATATTGACGAGTCAGTGACGGTTTATGCCAGCGCCAGCACCGGGACAATTACGTTAACGGCAAGCGCCTCTATTTTTGGCGCGGAGCAGGTAGGCAAATTGTTCTATCTGGAACAGCCTGCAGTGGATTCTGTGCCGGTATGGGAAACCAGTAAGAGTACGTCAATTGGCGATATTCGCCGTGCAGACAGTAACTACTATCGCGCCGTTACAGTAGGCAAAACAGGCACTTTGCGCCCTTCGCATACAGAAGGCACATCATGGGATGGCTGGGGCGGATCCGGTGATGATGATACCGGCATTGAGTGGGAGTATCTGCACAGTGGTTTTGGCATTGCCCGTATCTCTGCTGCAAATGGAACTACTGCAACTGCCGAGGTGATTTCCTATATCCCTTCGCAGGTAGTTGGCGAGGATAATGCCAGCTATAAATGGGCTAAATATGCCTGGAACAGTGTTAATGGTTATCCTGGCACTGTTGTTTATTATCAACAACGTCTTTACTTCGCCGCATCGACTGCGTTTCCTCAGACTATCTGGGCCAGCCGTACCGGGGATTATAAGGATTTTGGCAAAAGCAATCCTACGCAGGATGACGACAGAATTATCTACACCTATGCCGGGCGTCAGGTTAATGAGATCCGCCACCTGATTGATGTTGGTTCGCTGGTGGCGCTGACTTCCGGAGGTGAGTACGTCATCACTGGCGACCAGAACAAAGTGCTTACCCCATCATCATTTGCATTCAGCTCTCAGGGATCAAATGGCTCGAGCAATGTCCCACCAATTGCCGTGGCGAATATTGCTCTGTTCGTCCAGGAGAAAGGCAGTGTTGTCCGTGATCTGGCCTACTCATTCGATGTTGACGGCTATCAGGGGAACGACCTTACTATCCTTGCCAATCATCTTTTTCAGAAGCACAGCATTGTTGACTGGTGCTTCTCAATAGTCCCTTACTCCAGCGCCTTCTGCATCCGTGATGACGGTAAATTACTGGTGATGACCTATTTGCGTGATCAGCAGGTTTTTGCATGGGCACCACAATCCAGTACCGGAAAATATGAAAGCACATGCAGTATCAGCGAAGGCAATGAAGATGCGGTGTATTTCGTCGTTAACCGAACCGTTAACGGGCAAACAGTGAGATACATCGAGCGACTGTCCAGCCGTTTATTTACCAGCGATGAAGATGCTTTCTTTGTTGATTCTGGCCTTAGCTATGATGGAAGAAATACGTCTGACAGAACGATGATCATCACTGGTGGTTCTGGCGAATGGGATTACCGCGCGGAATATACAATCAGTGTTTCTGGTGGTGCGTACTTCACCAGTAGTGATGTCGGCGCGCAACTACAGTTCCCTTATACCGGAACTGATCCTGATACTGGCGATGAGGTGTCAAAAGAATTACGTTGCGACATTATTTCTGTAACCAGCAATACCGCTGTAGTGGTTCGTGCTAACAGGAACGTCCCGCCATCCCTCAGGAATGTGGCCACCACGAACTGGCAGATGGCGCGCCGGACATTTGGAGGCCTGTCTCATCTTGAAGGCCAGACCGTAAACATTCTCTCTGATGCGAACGTGGAACCACAGAAAGTGGTTTCCGGAGGTGCCGTCACGCTGGAATCACCGGGGGCTGTAGTGCACATCGGCCTGCCAATAACTGCTGAATTCGAAACACTGGATATCAACATTAACGGACAGGAAACGCTGCTGGACAAAAAACAGGTGATCCCGTCCGTTACTCTGGTTGTGAATGCCAGTCGCGGCATCTGGGCGACTACGCCCGGCGGTAAATGGTACGAATATCCACAGCGTGAATTCGAGTTCTACGATGATCCTGTTGATGATGCTACCGGAAAAGTAGAAGTGAAACTGGACAGTAACTGGGGCAAAAACGGACGTGTAAAAATCCGTCAGCTTGATCCGTTGCCGCTGTCTGTTCTTGCCGTTATTCCTCGCCTTACTGTTGGTGGGTTCTGATGATCGATGTTCAAATTATTCCCGCAACCGAAGAGCATCTTCAGATGATTTTGCCGGATGTTCGTCAGGCTGATATTGACGAACTGTATGCGGTATCACTGATGACTACCGAAGATGCGCTGCGTGTTGGTCTGCGTACTGCGACTATGGCCTGGTCAGGATTTGCGAACGGAGAACTGGTAACCATGTTTGGCGTATCTCCGGCGTCAATGATCGGTGGCAATGGTACGCCCTGGCTGGTAGGAACCAGCCGTATTGAAAAATATCAGAAGACATTTCTTCGCCACTGCCGCCCTGTATTGCAGCAGATGCTGGCAGTTTATCCGCGCCTGGAAAACTACGTCGACGAGCGAAACCATGTTGCCAAAGCATGGCTGCACTGGCTTGGATTCAGGCTTGAAGAAGCCGCGCCTTATGGTGCTCTTGGTCTTAATTTCCACAGATTTCACATGGAGAGAAAATAATGTGCGATCCGGTTATTGCTGGTGGCGCAATGCTCGCCATGAGTGGCATTCAGGCATACACCCAGTACCAACAGGGAAAGTATGCCTCGAAGGTTGCAGAAGCGAACGCAGATATAGCCACAGCTCAGGCAAATGATGCAATAAACAGAGGTAACGCTGAAGCTGAGCAACGACGCAGAGAGACCCGACAGCGGCTTGGTACACAGGCGGCGACAATGGGGGCTACCGGCGCTGATTTATCTACAGGTAACGCGCTGGATATATTTGGTGACACTGCTCAGTTCGGCGCTCTTGATTCGCTGACGACGGTGAATAACGCGCAACGCGAGGCTTACGGTTATCAGGTTCAGGCTGCCAACTATAAAGCAGAAGCCAGTTCAGCCCGTAAACAGGGGAATGTGGGAGCAGCAACAACATTGCTCACTGCGCCTCTGAAGGCATACGGTGCGTACCAGATGTTTGGTGGGACGTGGAGTCCGTTCTCTAAAGGAAGTACATCTAGTGGTGGGACGCCAATGTTATCTAACTCAGGTTTTATGAATTCTGACTCCCGATTCAAAATAGGAGGTTACTGATGCCTGTTGTTCCTACTACATCCGGACGCCAGGTGCAAAGTCGTGGTGTGCAAACCGGTGGTTTTCAAACCTTCGATGTTCCTCAAGCAGGTCAGGTGCTGGCGAATGTCGCAGATCAGTATGCGGTGGCATATGGTGAAGCCAGGCAGAAAGCGAATGTTGCTATGGCCCAGGAGGCGTTACTGCAATTTAACCAATTTGCAGATGACCAGATTAACAACCCAGAAAATGGGCTGATTTCTAAACAGGGTAAAAACGCTCTTGGTCAGAGTGACGCTGTTATGAAAAATATGCAGGAAAGGGCTCAGGCATTATTAGGCTCAATTCCTGAAAGTGAGGAAAGGAATAAATTATCCTTTCAACTCCAGCAGTCTATGCAGTCTTATTACAATCAGGCACGTCGATATGAAGTTGGGCAGTTTCAGCAATTCCAAGATCAAACGTATTTGTCAGGAAATGCATTGGCTGTCACTCAGTCTGCGGGGCTATATAGCGATAACCAAGCATTTGTCGATTTAGCCAAGCAGCGATTTGAATCTATTGATCAATACGCTGATGCGCATGGGCTTCCTGATGAGTGGCGTGTTCAGCAGAAAACTCAGCTCAAGGAACAAATGGGGCAGCAAGCATGGATAGGAAATATCGCTCAAAAATACAACGAGTTTCTTCAGGTTAATGGAGAGCCAGGGGATCTTGACGGTGTGAGCCGTGCAATGTCACATGGTAATTCATTGGATGCTCGTGGTTTACGTAATAATAATCCTGGTAATATTGAAGCGAGCAAATCTAACCCGTGGGAAGGTCAGATCGGTAGCGATGGACGTTTTGCAACGTTTGCTACCCCTGAGCATGGAATCCGCGCGTTGGGTAAAAATATGTTGTCTTACCAGCGTCAAGGCTATGACACCGTTAGCGAGATTGTTAATCGTTATGCTCCGGCTAGTGATGGTAATAATACTGATGCTTATATTAGGGCATTGTGTGGTGAGCTTGGTGTTGGGGAGAATGATCAGCTTGATATCTCTAACCCAAAGACACTAGCTGCTTTATGTGCTGGGATTATTAAACACGAAAATGGCAGTATGCCTTATAGCACCGAACAGCTTGAAACTGGTATCTCGGCAGCCCTTGGTCTAACTAACCTTGATTCACCTAAGCGTTATACGGGCAATGCGGCATTTGATGCTATGAGCCCTCAAATGCAAATACAGGCATTGAGGCAGGCTAATGAGCTGAGAAATCAGTACCGCCAGCAGTATGCGGACCAGCTTAGCACCGTAGTTAAAGATGCATATTCAGCCCTTGATGAAGGATTGAAACCTGAGCAGTTACCTTCTGAGGACGATTTTATCCGGGCCAATGGTCCGCGCATTGGCGCTATGAAGTGGAAGGATATGCAGGCGCAGATACAATATGGAGGTGTCATTGGTGCCGCTAAAGACCTCACTCCAGAAGGACGACAAGACATTCTTGAACGTTTACGTCCACAGGATCCAAACGCTCCTGGATTTGCAGCTAACCAGCAACGCTGGGAGAAAATGCAGGCCAAATTTAAAGAGATGGATAGGGAGTGGGAGATTCAGCAGGGAAGAAACAGGTTCGTGTCTTCAATGCAAAATAACTTCCCGCTGGACCCGAACGACAAAAACAATCAGGCAGCGGTAGACCGTTATTTCGCGCAGGATATCGCGCCTTCGTTTTCCATATCTGATCCGCAGAGCATCAATACACTGGTCACCGTCACAACTAAAAGCGGCATGATACCAACTCAGGTTAAAACAATGCTTAACAGTGGAGCAACATCAAGAGATCCTGCGCTGGTTGTCCCGATGGCAAAATTCTACGGTCAGTTATTCGATAATAATCCGGCGGCAGCGGCAACACTTGATAAAAGTACGATGGCATTTTACGGCAAGGTTTACGATTATTCCCGCGCTGGCGTGCCGGAGGATAAGGCTGTTGATATGGCTTACAGCCAGGTGTTCCAACAGGATGACCGAATGAAACAGATGCTTTCCACTGCCATGCGAGACAAAAAATATGTCGCGGCGAGGGCAACTGCTGCACAAAATAACGCCAGCAGTCTGACTTCCTTTGGTTCGTGGTCTCCGGATATTACCGATCCAGGAAAATCAAATGCGGCCTATCAGCGAGATTACCAGACAATTTACGATGCTAACTTTGTACAGACAGGTGGCGATGCAGAACAGGCTGAGAAAATGACCAATGCCATGATCAGAACCACTTGGGGAGTTTCTACGGTTAATGGCAAAGCAGAGGTTATGAAGTATGCACCTGAGGCATTGTACGGAGTAAATAATGGTGCTGGTAACTGGATACAGGGGCAGTGGGAGCAGGAAAAACGCGAGCTTAAATCAAAATCCTTTGGCGGTCCTCGCAGTGATACGGACTTAATACTTGTTTCTGATGGCCTTACGGCAAGGGATAGGAGTTATGCTGTTATGGTTTTACAGCCTGACGCAAACGGAGCGATAGAACCGAGAAATTATATTGGAGAAAATGGTCTCCCTGTTCGTTTCAAGCCGGATCAGCTGACATCTCCAATGTACAGGCAAACCATTCAGTTCCAGCAACAGCGTGTTGATGAGGCTAGAGTGCGGAGAGAAGGCAATCCGCTGCCGCAGTTCAGCAATAAAGATGGATATACTCCTCCAGATCTGACCAAACCATTCGGTTATGGTTCAGCCAATTACCTTCCGAGCAATATATACGCAGGGGGCAAATAATGCCGATATATGAACAGGATCCTAAAGAGTTGCTTGGCGAGGATATTCAGCAAATAGCAGCACCTGATGACAGTAATTTCTATATGGAAACACCTTCTTTGCTTTCTGCTGTGAACCCATTTACCAGTGATCAACGCGTTCAAAGGTCTAGACAAGCAGCATTTCGTATAGATAACACGCTGGGTAGCTTTATTGCCAGTGCTCCTTTCAGTCAGTTTGACAGGGTTGAAGGATATAACCCATTTGATAACGATGCAGCAGATATTAAAGGCTATGAAGATTTTGCAGATTCGTTTATCAACTCCGGTTCGCATGAAGAAACAATGGCAATTAAACATCGAATCGATAAGCAAAGAACAGATAGAGAATATCTATCTGAAATGGGTGGTGCTGGTACTATTTCAAGCTTAGCAATGGGAATGATAGACCCGGTTAATGTGGCTGCAATGTTCATCCCTGTAGGGGCGGTAGCGCGTGGAGGAAGTATTGCTGAGACGGCAGGGCGTTTTGCCCTGGCGAATGCTGCTGGTGGGGGAGTATCAGAAGCCGCATTACAGGCCACTCAGGAAGCTCGCTCACCGATGGAGAGCGTATCGAACGTTGTTGTTGATGCTCTCGTTGGTGGGATCCTTGGTGCTGGTGCACAGCTACTTGCTGGACCTAGCGCGCGCGAGGCAGTGGTTAACTCAGTAGGTAATCATTTGCGAGGTATGGATTCTCCTCAAAGCATTGGTGCAGCTCAGGTTTTCAATACCACACTCGATCAGGAACAGCTCGCTGGACTTGGACTTGCTAACAAAACGTTGAGTGTCACTCCTGCTGGCCGCTTGGCGCAATCACCATCTCTTGTCTCCCGTCAGATTAACCAGCAGCTTGCCGAAAATAACTATTTCTTCGCCAAAAATGATGAGGGGTTGGCTACGTTTACGGCAGTCGAGACTAAGATTAAGCAATACGACGCCATGCTTTATAAGCAGATGGAAGCCACTCGTGATGCTTATCAGCAGTACAGCAAATCTGTTAGCGCCCGCGGCGTGAAGAGGATGAACTTTATTGATTTCAATGAAGCTGTTGGCATGGCCATGCGCCGTGGTGATCAGAGTGATATTCCTGAGGTTTCACAAGCAGCCGCCAGAATCCGCCCCATTTTCGAGATCACAAAAGCCCGTATGCAGGAACTGGGGATCCTTCCTGAGGATATCGATGTCGTGACGGCGAAAAGTTATCTTCCCCGCATTTATAAGTTCGATAAGATACTTTCCGACCGCACTGAATTCAGAGGGCGAATTGCCAACTGGATACAAGGGATTAGTGCCAAAGGTGCTGACAAGGCAGGTCAGCGAATTGAAAGGATAAATTCATTGCTAAAAACTGCAGAGGAATCGGCACCGCGCGCTGATGCTCTCGCTAGTGAAATCGCTGAAGCGGAGAAATGGTCTGGTAAAAAAATTCTACTCATGGAAGAACTGGATAAACGAAATAAGCTTATATCTCAGGAGACTGACACACAGGCGCGTCTTACAAGAATAGAAAAAGAGTTGGCCGAGACTTCATCAGAAAAACTTCAGGCAAGAATGATGAAAGAAAGCTCTGACCTTAAAACACGCCTTGATGATATAGCGCAGGCAAAGAGTGAGCTTCCTGTCTATCAGCGCCATATGGAGTTGCTGGATAATCCACGGAAATATCGTTCTGAGCTTCGCCGACTGCAAAAACGGGCAAATTCAACCACAAGGCTGAATGCAAGCCGCGAACGAGCACTGAAGCAGATGGAGCCTCTATCCCGAGAGGAAGCAGAGGACGCTGCTGACGAGATCGTGAATAAAATAATAGGCGCACCTTCCGGGCTTGTACCAGCCGATATTATCCCAGAGAGACTCGTTGGTCGGGCTGGTTTCACTAAAAGCAGAACGCTGCTTATTCCTGATGAGCGTATAGAAGATTTTCTTGAATCAGATGTTAACTACATCATGGAAAGTTATCTCCGGCAGGTGGCACCAGAAATTGAGCTGACTGCGCAGTTTGGCCGTAAAGATATGGGGGAGCAAATCCGTCAGGTTAGTGAGGAATATACCCGGCTAATAAAAGAGGCTAAAACACCTAAACGACGTGCAGTTCTTGAGAAGCAACGGGAGGCTGATATTAGGGATATTACGGCTATGCGTGATCGACTGCTTGGTACTTACGGTGCACCTCAAGATCCACGCAGTTTCTTTGTTCGTGCCGGGCGAGTTGCTAGGAATATTAACTTCCTCCGTTTGCTTGGTGGAATGACTGTCTCCGCTGCAACTGATCTGATGCGACCGATGATGCAGCATGGCCTGAGAAAATCTCTCGGACCAATGGTAAGCATGCTTAAAAATATGGACTCAGTGAAAATTGCAACCAGGGATTTGCGAGAAATGGCCGTTGGGCTTGATTATGTCCTGTCTACGCGTACAAAGGCTATAGCGGATCTTACTGACCCCTATAGCCGGAGAAGCGCCGCTGAGCGAGGTCTGAACTGGATGACGCAGAAATTCGGTAACTGGACGCTGATGAATCAGTGGAACAGCGCACTTAAATCATGGTCTGGGATGATAGTGCAGTCGAGGATACTTGACGCGGCTCGCCAAGTTTCTGCTGGTGGCACGCTCTCCAAAAGTGAAATGCGGAAGATGGCACAGGTCGGCATCAATGAAGATGTTCTGCGTCGAATCGGGGAGCAATTCGGGAAGCACGGAGAGGATATGGACGGGCTGTTAACCGGGCATAGTCATCTGTGGGATGACCGTTTCGCTAGAGAGATTTTCCAGTCTGCAGTGCTGAAAGATGTAGACTCAGTGATTGTAACGCCTGGCGTAGGTGATACACCGCTGTTTTTTAGTAAAGAAGGCTGGAAGATGATCACGCAGTTCAAAACGTTTATCTTCGCACAGCATAACAGGGTGCTGGTATCTGGTATCCAGCAGGGCGATGCTGCATTCTATCTTGGTGCGCTTGGCACGATTGCGCTTGGCTCAATGGTCTATATGATGAAACAGAAGTTAAGCGGTCGCGATATTGACTACAGCTGGAATAACCTTGTGAAAGAGGGGATCGACCGGGGCGGAATGCTTGGCTGGCTCTCTGAGCCGCTGAATACCGTTGAGAACATAAGCGGTGGTAGGTTTGGTCTTGGCGCGATGTTTGGTGCGCCTCCGGTATCAAGGTTTCAGAGTCGTAATGCTATTGGTGCTTTACTTGGTCCTACCTTTGATCTTGGCGGTGATGCCGCGACGGTTGCGAATGGTGTACTTAACGGAGAATTTGACAGCCAGCAAACCCACGCGGTCCGTAAAATGCTACCTTTTCAGAACCTGTGGGCGATATCACCATTACTAAATAAAGTTGAAGAGCAGATGAAATAGGATGAAAAAAATAAATTTGTTTTTTGGCATAGTGCTTTCAATAGTCTCTGTAAATCCTACAGCTGCCAGTTCATTGCAATGCAATAAGGATAACTTTGATGCATGCAAAACGTGTGAACAATTATCAAAGGCTATCGACTTAAAAGAACCTAATCGTGGCGATTACTATAGAGGGGCTTTATGGAATGGGCTTTACGCCTCTTATGTAATTAATTGCCCTGTGGTTGCTGAGAAGTTACTGAGCCATGGTGCTATACCATCATATGGCGGATATATGGGGTCTATGGGGGCGGTTCTGACAGGAAAATGGCCTCATAACAATGAATCAATAAATCTTTCATGGGCAGATTTGCTTATAAAACATGGATTTGATGTTAATAGGCATACGGGGAATTATAAATCAGCTACTGAAGTATGGGCTATAGATAAAAAACAGATTGAATATAAGTCAGTTTTTGACAAGTTAATTCAATCCAGCGAAGTAAAACCACTCGATCCTTCAAGAAATTTAGAATGGTGTGCGTCTGAAGGGTATCGCTCAGTTGTCGTTTATTCCCTTAACTCATGTATAGAAAATGCTATAAAACGTTTGGATGATGGTGTTTCTTCAGCGTCTGATATTTCATCAGCAGCCGTAAATTCCTGTACTAGCGATGTAGAAAATTTCAATAAGCATTTGGCATGCAAAGCAGCTGTTAAAGAAAACTCTGATAAAGAGAGAAGCGACGTTTACCAGTTATTAACCAGTGATAGTCAAATGAATAAAAATGTTATTGATATGCTGAAGGAAAGAAATATTGAAACGGTTCTTGAATTTAGAGCTGAAAATCGATCAGCGAAAACTGCACAGTTATCAAACAGGCCGCTTTCGCGGCCTTGTTTTTAACGAATTCCACCGCCGCCCGGGCGGGAATCCGCAGAACGCCCACCGCAGCGGGAGCCGTCAGCGGCAGTATCGCTGTTATACTATTGAGTTAAATGATATCTTGTCCTTAATATCATTAAGTTTGCCATATATCTTTTTTGCATAAAAATCAGCTTCCTCAATAAACTTCAACTTCTCATTATCAGGCATATTTTTGAAGGTATGTGCACATGTATATTGAGAGTAGTAATTGTGAAACTTGTTATACATATTATTGAGTTCTTGTAAGTCTTTTTTATACTCAGGAAGGTATATGTTTATTAGCATTTCCATCGTTTGCAACGGATTGACTTTTGATGTGTCAAATTTACTATCAGAGTGGTAACTGGCATTGTTAACAAAATTGAGAATAGCCATTTTGTTTGAAGCTATGACTTTTTCAGTAAGTATGCAATTTGTGAATAATTGCTCACGTTTATCTCTTAATATTTTTTCGCGCTCTAATTTTATGCTGTTTTTGTATCCTTGCCTTGCACTTATGTAAGTAGAAACTATAGCAATAACTGCACCTATCAATGCGCCTAAGATAGTATTATCCATATAAGCCACCTAAACTACGTAAAAATTATTTCCTGCCACTTCTGTAGTATATGTTGCGACCATTTTTGGTCACATTAACAACATGACCCTTTGTTTCTACTTTGTTATTGGTTGCCTTATATACTTCAAAGTCAAACCATGATATATGACTTATTTCGTCTATAGATACCATAATTTCTAGACCTTGAACTTTCTTTTTGCTTATCCCTTTTATCGCAGCACTGCGCTTAATTTGGATTTCACCTGGGTAAGCGTTTGTAAATGTAACAGATAAATTTTCTTTGTTTCTGTACCCTGACATTAAAGGAACAAAAGATATGTGTTGGTGTGGCCCTTGATTTTCCGTTGGCTCACCAGAACCATTTATTATTCCAACGTATACTTTATTTGATGATAAAGTAATTAACATTGGTTTCTTAGGATCTGATTCGATTGCATCAAGCAATAGCAAATCTAAAGAACCCTGGGAGTACGTTTTTCGCAATACTCTAGCTTTCATTGCCTCTGATATTTTGTCATAAATATCACGTTTATAAAAACAACCTAAAAGAAGATCTTTTAGCCAAACAAAAGATACATAACACAAAGAGAAGCAAATTGATGTGACTGACAGAAGAAGTAGCCACATGTAAATTCTATCTGTTTCTGGTTTTGACGTTACATTAAAAGTTTCCACCATGTCGTGAACTAGGTGAAAATCAGGATATTTACATTTTATAAATGCGGCAATTATTACTGAAGCAACAAGGCAATATGTACCTAATGCAGCTACTTTCATATAAAGAAGCTGGCCTTCATGTCGGTATAAACGGAAATAATGATACTGGTTAGCGGTTATCATAATATAACCACTAACCAGAATGGGGATAATTAGAAGAGCTAACAACACTATTTCCTTACAGTGGCAAGATCCTGTTTAACAATTGCAGCAGCGAGACGACGCATCTCTTTAACCTCAGGAAGCTCAGAAATTTGCTGTGATGAGATATATACTCCACCACGCTTGTTAACCTGCGCTGACGCCGGAACTTCTGCATTTTTTGCCTGAGGGCTGGGTGCATTATCCCTCGTTTTTGTACGAGCGAACCAAAATCCCATATCTCCTCCTCATGTAAACACATGGTTTACCTTTAGGGTAATAGTACGCTATTCACTCCCAGTCTGCAATCTGTACAGAATGATTTAAAGACACATCCCTGTGCCGCCGCCCGTCAGAAGAACCCTGCTTTGTCGTTGATGTACTCCGCGTGGGTCTGGATATCACGCAGGCATTTGCTCACACCGACGATGTAGCAGAACATGGTGGTCAGCTCCGCCGCCGCGCCCGATACGTCGTGCCCGTCGTCCTGTAACTGGTTCAGCAGATTCATCAGCAGTGAGTGCTCCGTCAGGCCGAGAACACCAGACGGCGAATGAATCAGGCTGCGGTAGCCGGGCTTCAGTGGGGCGCTGTAGGTTTTGTTCTCTATCTTCATTGCCTGCATCACTGCTGATGCTGTGGCGTTGGCTACCTGGTCGGCAACCATCTTTATGCGTTCTTCCTGCGGGAGCGAGTTTTTAATGTAGCTTCCGGTGCGGCGGATCTGAGGAAGAACCTCACCTGTAACCCATTTACGAAAGCGGTAGGGGATAGTGCCTGGTGTCACTGCGTCGCGGCAGCGGAGGATCAGTGTGTAGAGGCCTGACTCGGAGATGATGTTGATCTCTTTTACTCGGCTGTCAAAAATTGCACGATGTTCATGCCCTATGTTGAACATAGACCTTTCATCATCATCCAGTTTTTCAAGTGCTTGGGTGACGTTTTGGATACGCAGCGCACTACAAACGTCTTGGGCTACAAACCATGGTTGGCCATCGATAATGATGGAACGGATAGGGTTAACAGATTCAAATTTGAAGATGGAAGTTTGAGCATTAGCCATGGTGGTTATCTCCACTTAGTGATTTTAATCACCACCGCAACGCCAATTACTGGTGGTGAACTGGACAAGGTTGGCGTACCGGCCTAAGTGGTACCGGCGTCCTTTCGGACCCCTGCCCAGCCCACCATAATTCGGATATAGCTGTGCTTAACGCATAAAAAAACCACGTCTGGCGTGGTATGCGCCACTTAGTAACCCGGGACGCCAATCCCGGCACTGGATTTTGCCAGTGCCCGATTACTATGGCACAAGAGGAGTGCGATGTAAATTTACCGCAAAGGTAATGATAAACGCGAAGAAATATTAAAATCAACCGTATTTGGTTGATTGCGTTTAACGCTTGATCACCTGAAAGCAAGATATTACCTTTAAGGTAATGTTATTGTGAGGAAAAGCAATGGAAGTTTTCTGGATAGTTGTTGGTGTGGTTGCGGTGATTATTTACGTTATCAACCAGAACAAGACTAAGATCTCTGATCGTACGGTCGTTAATCAGAACAAAACGATAAAGACCGAAGATGGGGAGGTAACGATTAGTCGTACACAGGTGATAGAACACACATCTACTCAGTTTCAAAAAACTGGAGGTAACGCGCCTGATATTTCCGTACCTCCTGCTTATGATAGTGCGGTAATCCAGACATATTATAAACAGCAGGAGTTAGCAAAAGAGAGGCAACTGATTCAGCCAAAGCCGTTTACAGCTGAGCTTCCACCTGGAGTGTCAACGCGTCCGGCATATCATGGAAGATTCCCTGGTGATGACATATCGTCTCAGTCATCTAAAAAAGCACCTCAGGCAGTATCAGAGCCAGCAAGAATACCTTCTGTATCGCCGCCAAAAGAAGAATCAGCTAACAGAGTTTCAAGTGGCCGCAAGCAGTGTTTGCGATGCAGAATAAACCTTCCATATGACAAATTCCGGAAATCGTCAAAAAATCCAGATGGATTGACTAAGTGGTGTGCAAGGTGCCTCGATGGCCCAAAGAATACACGCCATATGAAGTGGTGCCCAATTTGTAATGTCCGCAGAAAACGGACCAGCTTTTACCCTAATAATCAAAATGCGGACGGCTTAATGGCATGGTGCAAAACGTGCTGGGACGAGCACAAAGCGAAACGATAGGCCGCTCTTGCGGCCTTTAAATTTACCGGGTTTGTTTTCGTAATTGTTCGGCACAATAGTCGAGATGTGTTTGCAGATCCTGCATAGACATCTGTGAGCTGGTGACGTAGTTAATCAGTGCAGTCAGTTCGGCAAGTGGGCCATCGACATTAAATCCATCCTTATCGAGATCCCGGAGTAATTTCATCAAGTGCGATCCCTCCACCAGTGACCTGACGCCTCCCGGCGTGTGAATCCTTTCGGTAAATCCGTCTTCCAGTGGATAGTGATACTGCTGCATCTTATCTTCTCCATGCAATAACTGTATGTTTATACAGTAACAAATAATTTGTTTGCTATCCAGCACGTTTTGCAAATTACCCGAAAGGTAATATCTATTGGTATTTATAGTCTTTTTATCCATATATGGTTTTTCAGGTAATAGAATAACCAGATATGCGGCGCAACGGGTGCTGCGACTATCTGGAGATTTAACATGACGGTCTCAACCGAAGTTGACCACAACGAATACACCGGTAACGGCGTTACGACATCGTTTCCGTATACTTTTCGAATTTTCAGAAAATCAGACCTGGTTGTTCAGGTGTCTGACCTGAACGGGAACGTAACAGAATTGGTCCTGGATACCGGTTATACGGTAACTGGGGCGGGCACTTATAGTGGCGGTTCTGTGGTTCTTCCGTCTCCGCTTGCTACTGGATGGCGAATTACGATAGATCGTGTGCTTGATGTAGTGCAGGACACAGACCTTCGCAATCAGGGAAAATTTTTCCCCGAAGTGCATGAAGATGCCTTTGACTACCTGACGATGCTGATCCAGCAATGTTTTGGGTGGTTCAGACGTGCATTGATGAAACCATCTTTGCTTGCAAAATATTACGATGCAAAGCAAAACAAAATTTCTAACCTTGCAGATCCATCATTTGAGCAGGACGCTGTAAATAATCGCTCAATGCGTAATTATGTCGATGCTACAATCGCCGGAGTTGTTGGTGGTTTTGGTTGGTTTATTCAGTATGGTTCTGGGGCTGTGTACCGAACGTTCCAGGATAAAATGCGTGATGCTATTAGCCCCAAAGATTTTGGAGCTGTTGGTGATGGTATAAATGACGATTCCACTGCAATAAGCGCGTGCCTTGAAGCCTCATCTCCAGGTTATAAAATTGACGGATTAGGGCTTACTTTTAAAGTATCAACTCTTCCAGATGTCAGTCGATTTAAAAATGCT